CGATCTGTGGGTCAATGATGCGCTCGTTCTGACGGGCCGTCGCATCGTCACCGGCTGCGATCTTGTCGAGGCCTTCGCCTTCGGCATCGGGCGCATCGTCGCGGCGGCATGGGAAGGCGAGGGGCTTGCGCCTGACAGGCAGAACCTGCCAGCGGGCCGGGTGCGCCTGTTCCACATCGCGGATTGAGCGGCCATGTCAGACCAATGGCTGCGCTGGGTGAAGGTCACGCTTTCCGGCAAGGGCGGCTCGCTTGTCGTCAATGGCGATGACCGGCTGACGGAACATCTGAAGGTCGATTTCTCCGGCAAGATGGGCATCGGCTCATCGCAGAACAGCGGGACGGTCACGATCTGGAACCTGTCGCGCGGCAACCGGGGCAAGCTGGGCGAGGAATTCGACAATCTCAGGCTTGAGGTCGGCTATCTTGGCCAGCCGCCATCGCTGTTGCTTGTGGGCGATATCCGCGATGTGACGCACCGGCTCGAAGGGGCCGATTGCGCATCGGAAGCCGAGATTGGCGACGGCGACAAGGCCGTGAACACGGGCGGGGTTTCAAAGACCTTTCCGGCGGGCACCAAGCCAAAGGAAATCATCGAGTATCTGCAAAAGCAGCTTCCGGGCGTGCAGCCGGGCCGCATCGTCGGGATGGATGACGCCCCGGCCTACAAGCGGCCTGTGACGGTCTACGGCACGACGAAGCGCGAATTCGACAAGATCGGGCGCGATCAGGGGGCCTATTGGTCGATCCAGCGCGGCAAGTCCGAAGTCGTGAAGTCCGATGCCTACATTGATGAGACGGAAATCATCAGCCGCGATACCGGCATGATCGGATCTCCGAACGTGACAGACAAGGGCATCAAGGTCCGCTGCCTGATCAACCCGCGCATCGCGCCGAACCGCGTGATCGATGTGCGCAGCGCGTTCCTTGATGAGAATGCGGGCGGGAAGACCGATCAGGGCGGGGGCCTGTTCCGCGTCGCATCCGTGTCCTTCTCCGGCACGAACCGGGGGCAGGACTTCTATCTCGATATCGAGGGCAACCGGATTCAGGGCAAAAAGGTGGTGAAATAGCATGGCGGGCTATCAGGGAACTTCGACGCGGCGCGACGATATCGAGGCCTTCGCCTCCGGTTCGGAAGCTGACCGGCGCGACCTGGTGACGGCGGTCAAGGCCACGGCCACCGGCTATGACGCATCGCTTCAGAAGGGGACGTTCAAGCCAGCCTATCGCCAGAAGATCGGCGGTAAAATGATTGAGGCTCCCGATCTTCTGGACGTTCCCGTTCACCATCTCAGGGGCGGCGGTTATGTGCTGCACCTGCCCGTGAAGGCGAATGATGCAGTGACCCTTGTCGCACTGTCCCGCCCGCTCGATAACTGGCAAGCCGATGGCAGCGCCCATGATGGCGCGCCGGGCCTGATGCATGACTGGTCGAATATGGTCGCACTGCCGGGCGGCGCACCGGACAACAAGGCGCTGCCTGCATCCGTCACTTCCGGCTATTTTTCTGGATCAGACGACGGCAAGCGCGGTTTGGCTGTGGATGACAGCGGCAAGACCGCGCTTCGCGGCGGGCCGGGCGGAACCGACAAGCTCGTGATCACGCCCGCCGGCAAGGTCGATCTGAAGGGCGAAAACGGGGACGGGCTGATGGCGATCATCAAGGACCTGGCCACGATCTACCGGGATCACGTCAACGCCTCCCAGCCGATGAATTCGCCGGATATCGCCGCCGCCAACGCCATCATCGCCCGCATCGATGCGATCAAGTCATGACGATCATCTCGCCTTCGATCCTGCCGCATAACGATATCCATTTCGATGCGGCGGGGGGACTTGTCATGGCGGTGGATGAAACCGCCATCGGGCAGCACGTGCGCCAGCGCCTCAAGTTCTGGCGGGGCGAGTGGTTTCTCGACACTGAGGCCGGGGTTGACTGGCGCGGAGAGGTGTTCTCGCTCCGCTCCGATCAGGCGGGCCTCGCCGATGCGGTGATCAAGGCAGAGGTCGCGGGAACGCCCGGCGTCGAAGCCATTGAAGAGTATTCGGCCCGCTATGACCGGGCCTCGCGCGGGATCAGGGTTGATCGTCTGCGCATCAAGGTTTCGACGGGCCGGACCGTCGCGCTGAATTTCTGAGAGGCTGACCTATGGCACAATTCGGCGTCACGCCGCAGGGCTTCGCGCACAAGCGCCTGCCTGACATTCTCTCCGATATCGAGACTGACGCACGTGCGGCCTTTGGCGCGGGGGTCATACAAACCCCGCAGTCGCCTCTTGGCCAGTGGAACGGGCTGGCGTCGTCGCTGGCGGCGTCGGTGTGGGAGCTGGCGCTGGCGACCTATCAATCGCTTGACCCTGATCAGGCTGAGGGCGTGCGTCTCGACATGCTGGCGCGGTTGCGGCTTATCGAGCGCATCCCCGGCGAAACGGATGAGGCCTTTCGCAGCGCCATCACCAATGCGGGCCGGGCGCGGATCGATCTGGCTGATATCTACCGCGCGGTGCGGAATGTCTCTGGCGTCACATGGGCCAAGGTCTGGGTGAATGATACCGCCACGACGGATGCGAATGGCATCCCTGCCAACACGATAGCCATCGCGGCGATTGGCGGGCTTGATGCGGATATCGTCGCCGCCGCACGTGCGTATGTCGTGCCGGGCATCGGCGCCTATGGCAATGTGCAGGCGAGCGCCACGCTTGAAGGCTTCTGCCGTTCCATGGCGCTGGTGAGGCCGGCTGCCGTCCCTGTGAAGCTGGCGCTTACCGTGAGCGTCGTGGCGGACCGGCTGGGATGCCCGCCCCCGACAAGCGTCGCCATGGCGCAAGCGCTGGTTGAGCAACTGTCCGGCGATGTGCGCCCCGCCAATGGCGAAGATATTGATTTGCACATGCTGCAAATGGCGTTGTCCTGCCGGTTTCCGAATGTGCGGATCACGGCGGCGCAGGCCTCGATTGATCCGGCTGCCGTCGCGCCGCTTCCCCTTGCCATCGGCTTTTTCCAGATCGCGGCCTTCGATGTGAGCCGCATCACGATCACGGTATCCTGACATGGATTGCCCGGCACCAACCGAGCTTGTCGAGGGCGAACTCGGCAAGCTGGCGACGCAATACCGCGAGGCTGAAAACCTCATCGCCCTGATCCGCGCGCATCTGGCACCGGCAGAGGATGCGGGCATCACGGTCTGCGGCATCCCGGACTATTTCGATATCGACACCGCTGTTGGCGATCAGTTGACGATCATTGGCAAGTGGCTGGGTTGGCCACGGCGTCATTGTGTCTGCGTCTCGCTTCCCGTGCTGGGCTATGCATGGCCGGATGGCACCGCCCCTCCTCTTGCGCCCGCCATCGCTGGCGCATGTGATCCAATCGCTACCTACATTGATTGCGGCGCGACCGGGCAGGGCGAAGTGAGCCTTGACGATGACGAACTGTATCGCCGTTTTCTGAAAGCCCGTCGCTACCAGATGCTCGGCCTCTATGACGTGGCAAGCCTCCAATCCGCTGCGCGCGAGATGTGGGGGGCCTTGGCTCGCGCCCATGATGGCAGGGTGGGAACGGTGATCCTTGCGCCGGGCCGGGTGCTGACGGCAACCGAAACCGCGCTTGTCCCGCTGATGCTTCGCGTGATGCCGATAGCGCCGGGCATCCGGCCTTCCGTGCATTTCGGTGCGGGGCCTATTCTCGGATACGGCGCGGGATGGGCCGGGAACTGCGAGGGCGGGCAAATGCTCTGCCCTGTCCCGATTGATCCATACGCCTGCGCATCCTGACAGGCGGCAATTTCAATCCCCTAAAAATCGAGGTGACCATATGAAGCCAGTCCTTTCGGGACGCTGGGCGGAAACGCCTTCGTCCCAACGGCGCGAGCCGACCGCGCTTGAAATCGCCAACGGGTATCCGTGTGGGCCGTGGGATTTGGCGCTTGATAACGAGCTGGCTTATCGAGACAGTGACGTTCAGCGCGAGCTTGGCAACCTGCTGACAGGTTCGGGGCTCACGGCGTCCGAAGCGGATCAGCAACAGGTCTTGCGCGCCGTGCGCGGCGGGCGCGGGCAATGGGTGACGTTCGGCGGCACCACTAATGCATGGACGGTGACCCGAAGCCCGGCGACGGTCGCTGGCGAGGTTGGCGACGGCTATGTGCTTGTTGGCCTTGCCCCCACCTCTCCCACCGGCGCTCTGACGCTGGCGATGGATGGCGGGGCGGCTGAGTCTGTCACGTGGCACAATTCCAGCGCGGTTGCCTCGATTGGCGTTTCATCCGGTCAGCTTGTGGCGCTGCGTCGCGCCGGTTCCGGCTGGCGGATGCATCAGGGGCTGGCACCCGATCAGGTCCGCGCCATCATGGCCGCGACGGCGCTGCTGGGCGGCAACTGGGCCTATTCGCAGTCGATGCCCAACGCATCGCTGGGGGCCATTGCCGGCGGCTCCTTCACCGCGATCAACACCAATCTGGGCGATGCCACCTTCACGGGTGGCACGCTGACCTTCGGGCCGAACTCGGCAGGCACGTGGTATATCCAGATGAGCGGTAACGTGCCTGCCGCCACGACCGACCTGTTTCTCAGCATCGTCGATCTGGCCAGCCTCACCATCGCGTCGAACACCGGCTACGCGCCCTCATCCGCCACGGCCACGACGGCGTCGATCATCGCGCAGTTTTCGAGCGGGCAGGGTGTCTTCTTCCGCGCCCGTCAATCGGTCGGCTCGACACAAACCGTCACGGGCCGTGTTTCCGCCATCCGCTTGGGGAATTGACCATGAACGCACCCGCTTACGCACGAATCGACCTCAATGACCCCGCCGATGCGGAGATCATCATCGGAAATCTGCCCGCCGCCATCCGCAACGACTTGTTCGCAGGCCCTCATATCGACCTTGATGGCAGGCTGGCCGTGCCGGAAGCCGTGGCCGATCTGGCGCGCGCCATCGCCGCCGACATCGAAGGGCACCGCGCTACCGCGTGGCCGGTTGAATCGGTGCACATCGCGTGGCTCAAGGCCGCGCTCGCCGAGGCCGGGAAGCTGGAGGCGGTCAACGCCGCCGTGGCCAAGGCCGGGCCGGTGCAGGCCGCGCTGTGGGAATACGCCACCACGATCAATGCATCCGACAAGGATGTAGTCGCCATCGCCGGCGCGCTGAAGATGGACCTGCCCGCGCTGTTCCGCCGCGCCGACGATCTGCGGAAAATGCCGCGCTGAGGCGGCGCGCACTCTCTCCATGATCCCGAACGAAGGGTGACGCGCCATGAGCCGCCATGCCGCCTTCAAGCTCGCTGTGATCATCGCCTTTCTGTGCTTCGCGCTGGCGTGGGCCGCCCGCGCGCATCAGGCCCCAAGCGGCTGGGAATACGACCGCGACAAGTGCTGCCATGGCGATGACTGCCACCACGCGCCGCCCCATGCAGTGAAAGAGGTGTCGGGCGGCTGGCAGGTGACGCTTCACGCCGGGGAACACCCTCGCGTCAAATCCGGGTCCGTCCAGTTCTTCGTCCCCTACGGCGATGTGCGGATCAAGCCGTCAGGCGACAGCCTGTTCCACCCTTGCCTATTCCCCTTTGAACTCAACGAAACCGCGCGCGGCGGCTTCACGCTGCTGTGCCTCTACGTTCCGCCAGGAGGCGTGTGATGCCGTTCAATATCCCCGCTGAATGGATGCCCGCCGCGCGGATGCAGCGTGTCATCCTGCACTGGACCGCCGGGCGTCATGTCGCGCAATCGCTCGACCGCCAGCACAATCATTTGCTTGTCGAAAATGATGGCAATGTCGTTCGCGGCATCCCGTCCATTGCCGCCAATGGCGTCGGGTCCAGCCTTCGCCCGCGTGCCGCTCACACCCTGAATTGCAATACCGGCTCCATCGGGGTCTCGATGTGCGCGATGGGGTTTGCCGAGGAGTTCCCCTTCGACGCCGGGCGCTGGCCACTCACCAAGGAACAATGGCTGATGGCGGCCCGTGTCGTCGGTCAACTCTGCGACCGATACCGCATTCCGGTGATGCGCGAGACCGTGCTTTCCCATGCCGAGGTGCAGGGCACGCTTGGCATCAAGCAGCGCGGGAAATGGGACGTCACCCGCCTGCCATGGGATGCCAAGGTTGTCGGCGCGCGCGCTTGTGGTGACGCCTTTCGGTCAACAGTGCTCGAGTTCATGGCGATGTCGAAGATCGTCAGCCCACCATCCCCGCTCATCAAGCCGGGTCCGGCGACGGATGGCTCCCGCCCGATCCTGCGTGAAGGGGCTTCCGGGCTATTCGTGACGCAGATGCAAACGGCGCTCACCGGGCAAGGCTTCCCGGTTGCCGCCGATGGCAGATGGGGGCCGATCACCACGCGCGCCATCAAGGCATTCCAGCGCGCCCGAAGCTTGCCCACCGATGGCGTCGTCGGCCCCGCCACATGGGCGGCACTGCTCGCATGATCCCCGCCTCCATCTCGGCATGGTGGCAGTTCGCGGTTTCCGCCCTGATCGAGATCATCGCCAACGATCGACGTTGACTCCCGCGCCCGGCGGCTTCCGGGCATCCCCATGACAGGAGCATCGCCATGCAATGGGATACCGTCCAGCAGTTTGTCCGCATCATGCTTCAGTTTGTCGCCGGCTGGCTTGTGCAAAAAGGCTACATCAACGCCGACATGGCCGTGACGTTCACGGGCGCGATGCTTTCGCTCGCCGGCATCGCTTGGTGGGCGATCTGGAATCGCACCCGCCCCGCGATCAAGTGACCTCACTCCAGGACGCCTGCCATGAGCCTGTCTGACGCCATCCGGTCATTGATCGGGGAACAAGGAGCGGTCGCCGTCGCCGGTGCCGCCGGGGGCGTCGTGAGATGGCTCACGCTGCGCGAGAACTGGAGAGAGGGCCTCATCAACATCACGGTCGGCGCGATATGCGCGATCTACCTGGAGCCGGTTGCGCTGCCGGCTCTTGAGCCGGTGCTGGGCAAGGTGATCTCCAGCCCGGCAAAGCTTTCCAATCTGGCCGCCTTCCTTGTCGGCATCGGCGGGATCGCGGTGTCCGGGTTTGTGCTCGACCTCTGGGCATGGCGTCGCCGCCAGATCAACGGCGGGGGCGGGCGGTGAAGCGGTTTGCATATCCCGCCGCATGGGCATGGGAGCGGATGGCGCGCTTTCTAGCAACCGCGATCACCATCATGACGATCATCCTTGCCATCGCCGCATTTGACTGAGCTTCGCCCCATCGGGCGCAGGGAGTGGCGGGCCTAACCCGCTCTTCCAGTTTTCTGGATGTCGAGTGGCTCCTGCCCACTCTGTTTGATGCCTCCCGACTACCCGCCTCGCCCCGCTCTTGCTTCGGCAGGGGCGGGGCTTTTTGGCGTTTCAGGGGCGCATCACTTTGCCGGGGATGGCACCCGATCAGACCATATTGGCGGCGTCAACAACATGGTTATGGGAGCCGCACGCCGTTCTTCTCAAGGATGGCGTCGAGTTCCCGCCGCGACGCCCTTCGCTGGGCAAGGTATGCCTCAAAACGCGGCCCGGATGGGCCTCCTGCGCTAACGACCTCGCGGGCCAGCAGGTGGTCGTAAGCATCCGGCTCGCGCCGTTTCCCGTCCATCGCGCCTTGCCGCCAAGCGTGCCAATAAGCCCTGCATCGGTTGCCGCCGCAGGGAAGGCCAGTAGCACCGTCCTGATAGGCTTCGATGCGCTCGGCATCTGACAGAACGGGGAGCGACGCCAAGTCATCAACGCTGATGACCGGCATGCGATCCGGGTTATTCCAGTCTGGCTCGCTCATCTTGCATCCTCATCAATATCGGGCGCGTTGAACTGGCATGGCTGCACAGTTTCTGCGTCATCCGTGGCGAAAATAACCACATCATCCAGCGCTATTTCCCGCCTCGCGCGGCGATCCCACCAGCGATGGATGAAGGCCGGGCCGCGCCATATGCGCCGGGCGCGGGCGTATTCATCGCCCCGGAAGCCGACGAAATGGACGATACGATCCGTCAACCCCTCTCCCCCATGGCGCGGATGGCGGCCTTACCTTGCCGCCCCAATTCATCGGCGCAGACATTGAGCGCCGCTATTGCGCTCCGGTCATTCATCCGCCCGGCGCAATCGTGGACGAAGGCAACGGCGTCCTTCGTGGCGGCACGATAGCCCATCTGCCATTGACCTGCCTTCGCCGCCTCCTCCAGGATCATCGGCGCGACGGCTTCGAGGGCGGCGCGTGCGGCACACTCCGACACGTCACGCTGTTTCGTCCTTGCGGCACTGATCGCCGCACCAACCATCTCATCGCTGATCTTCATTCCGTCCTCCTGTAGGGATTGGCGGCGATCATGGCGGCAAAGACATCGCCGGCCAGATCATGCGCAAGGTCGCCTACCGCGACGCCACAAAGAGCATCGTCAGCGCCTTCCAGCATCTCCCCCGTCGCCTCCCTCGGCACGATCACGGCTTCGCCCTTGATCACGTCAGACAGGCCGGGGATGGCTTCGCAGAGAGCGGCTAGGCTGATCTGTTCATCCGCCACCAAGCTCGCTTGAACATACTTGGGCTGTATCTCCCAATCCGCGACAAACAGCCTGTGCGGGGTCTGCGTCTCCATGCGGGCCTTCGCCATCGCGCTCGCCAACTTCTCGCGCTCACTCATGGCCGGCGTCCTTCGGCGGGCGGGGCGGGGCGGGGCGGGGCGGGGAGCGGAGCCGGCAGCGGCCGAGGCATCCAATAAGTTGCTGTCCGCATCCCTCCGATCTTGCGATACCACAGAGCATAGAGAGGGAGTTTGTCATCGTTGTCATAGACAATGACTGGTCCCTCGCTATCAAGTATATTGGTCAAATCTTGGATACAGTTTCCAAGCAAGGGTTTGTATGGGCAAGTTTCGATTGATTGCCATTCACTCATAACTTTTGTCCCTCCGTTTCATCTCATATTCCTTTTCCAGCGCAGCCAGCACAGCCCTCGCATAGTCGCGGTCGGTCACGTCCAGATCATGCGCTCCCGCGATGGCGGCTTCGATCAGGTCCAACAGATCATCACTCATGGCTGGCTCCCAATGCGGCGTCGCAAATGTTGGCGGCGATTTTCGGCAGCCCGCACCCGTGGATGGTGTTGCGCGCCTTGACCAATGCCTCCCGCAGCCTCGCGTTCTCAGCCTCAAGGGCGGCGATGCGGGACTCGCAGGATTCTCGCTCTTGCAGGAGACCCCTTCCGGCTT